CTACATCATCAAGACCTAAGATGTGGATCCATTCTCTCTCCTCATGGCAGCCCAAGCTGCCGTCGGCTTTATTAAAGCAGGATGCGACATGCTCCACGATGGACGCATGGAACTTGAAGGAGCCAAGAAAACAGTCGAGGGCGTCATTGATGACGTCAAGGCTATCAAGGGTATATGGGATTGGGTCGTCGGGCTTTTTAAGTATACAGTCCCCGAAAATAAGTATACAGTGCCGCCCAAGTCTGTGGCGCAAAAGAAAACCGCAGCCAAGCAACAGTCCTACGAAGAACTTGAACTCAAACTCATTAGCGAGATTGGCGCAAACCTTGGCGTCCTATTCGACACGCAACAAGCAATCAACAACCACTACCATGAGTTAGAAGAGACATCAAAGACTAACTACGACCCAACGCAAAACACCAGTAAGAAAGCTATAGAGCGGGCGCTGATTGAGTTGCAAATGGAAAAGTTGATGGAGCAAACCAGAGAGGCAATGGTCTATGCCCCGCCTGAACTAAAAGACTTGTATAGCAGGTTCTTAAAAATGTACAACAAGATAGAACAAGAACAAGAGTGGGCTAGGGCAGAAACGATACGCAGAGTTAGGTTGGCTAGGTGGAAGCAAGAGCAAGAAGAGATTAGGCTGATTGAAACAATAAGTGGGATAATTGCAACAGTGTTTGTGTCTCTATTTTTTGGGTGGATGATGTGGCAACTGCGAGGCTTATCGGATGGATTGTGATAGGTGTTGCCCTATGCCTTATTGTGGGGACAACTTCAATGGCGTATATAGAAACGCTATACATGAAAGCGCAGCTCAAGCAAGAGATCAAAGAATTACGCAAACTTAAACGGGAAATAAAGGAAAAATAATGCTTACATTACTATCAACACTGCTGTCCTTCCTTATGGGGGGCTTGCCCAAACTATTGGAGTTCTTCCAAGACCGTGCGGATAAGAAGCATGAACTTGCTTTAGCACAAATGCAGACCGAGCGCGAGCTCACTCTAAAAAAAGCTGGTCTAGAAGCCCAAGAACACATTGAGGCTATCCACCTAGATGAGATTAAAGTACAGGCGGAAGTGGCTACTCAGCAGGCTAATGTGGCTATGGTTGGCGCCAAACTGCAAGAACGTCAAGCGTTGTATGCACACGACATAGAGATCAGCAAAGGCGCTTCTCCTTGGGTTATTAACGCTAGAGCAATGGTTCGCCCCGTCCTTACATATGGCATGTTTGCCTTACTTGTGTTTGTAGATGTGGCTGGATTCTTATATGCGTGGCACAGCAATGTCCCATTTGGTGAGTGCTTAGACCAGTTGTGGGATAACGACACTCAGTTAATCTGGGCATCCATCGTGGCTTTCTGGTTTGGCTCACAGGCATTTGAGAAGAAATGAACATCAGCGCCCGTTGTATTGAAGACATCAAGCACCACGAAGGGGTGAGGCAAAAGCCTTATCGGGACTCGGTCTATCTATGGACGGTGGGCGTTGGTCACTTGATGTATGACTCACAGGCTAGGCTGCCTGTAGACCAGAGGGCGGCTATCCAACTGCGCCCAGAAGACAACCGTGTATTTTCAATGGAAGAAGTCGATGCAATTCTTAGAGCAGATTTGGCAAGGTTTGAACGAGGCGTCTCTAATTTCTGTCCTGTCCCTCTTACACAAGGCAACTTTGACGGGCTTGTTTCTTTTAGTTTTAACGTCGGTCTTGGGACCCTCCAGCGTAGTACGCTTCGTCAAAAGGTTCTTCGCGGCGATATTCAAGGTGCGGCAGACGAGTTCTTGAAATACACCAAGGCAGGCGGCAAAGAACTTAAAGGTCTGGTAACACGTCGTAGAGACGAGCGTGCCCTTTTCTTGTCATAATACACACGTGTTCAACTCATCTGGAGACTCAAATGGCATTAAGCTATGAGCAATTTATGGAAGCAACTGGCGCTGAGCTGGTGGCTGGCAACATTATTGTTGGCATTATGGCAACCCGCAAAAAAGTAGGTTCGCTTGGTGATGATGGTGTATTTAGTTTGAACGACGACGGCAAAGCCTTGGCTGAGCAGATCGAATCTGCACCTGCTGAGAAAACCAGCCGTCGTAAAAAAGCTGACGCCGAAGCAGACGTTCCTGCGGCTGAGTAAAGTAAAGGGGCGGGTATGCCATCGTTGAAGTTAAATAACTTTTCTGGACTCTCGCCCCGCACTGGGCCAACTAACCTTGCGCCAAATCAAGCGCAGATAGCCAACAACGTCAAACTCCAATCAGGGGAAATACGCCCTTGGAGAAAGCCGCTAGTAACATACACACCCGGTTTGTCTGATGTAAAAACCATTTACAAACTAGAAAACACTACGCTGGCTACAGAAGCATGGCTTGAGTGGGGTACAGATGTAGACGTAGTTCCCGGCCCTGTGGCTGATACCACAGACTTTCGTGTGTACTACACAGATGGGGTTATCCCTAAGAAAACAAACTGGGCATTAGCAACCACTAGCGGTACAGGTACAAAACCTTTTCCCGATGCCTATTACAACTTAGGGGTTCCAGCTCCTGCTGCGGCTCCGACACTGTCTACTACAGTTGGTACAACGACTGAGACTCGCTCGTATGTATATACATACATTAGTACCTTTGGTGCGGTTCTTGAAGAATCAGCGCCTAGCCCAGCAGCATCAATCAATACATACGTAACTGGTGCAACAGTTACAGTCAGCGCGTTTAGCACTGCCCCTACATCTTCCGCTGGATACAACATCACAGCCATTCGGATTTATAGGTCAGTTACTAGCGCATCAAATGCTACGTATTTATACGTAGGCCAAGTAACGGTTAATCCAGCAACGGGTGCGGCATCTGGTTCTTTCTCAGACAATTTACTGGCCGCAGCCCTTGGCGTAGTAATACCTTCGTTAACATATTCGCCACCGCCAGACAAATTACAAGGTTTAATTGCCATGCCTAACGGCATTTTGGCTGGGTTTACAAACAACCAAGTATGGTTCTGTGAGCCATATTTACCTCATGCGTGGCCAGTGGCTTACATGATGACCGTGGGTGCACCTATTGTTGGTCTTGGTGTATTCGGGCAAACCCTAGTAGTTTGTACTACACAGACTCCATATCTCCTTACCGGTTCTCAGCCGGGGGCTATGTCTCAAGAGAAGGTTCCACTTCCAGAGCCTTGTATTTCTAAGAAATCAATTACTTCTGACCAGTCTGGTGTGCTTTACGCTAGCCCCAATGGTTTGGTATCTATTGCTCCGGGGCAGGCAGATGTCGTTACCCGTCAGTTATTTACCCGCGACGAGTGGCAACTCTATGCTTCTTCCCTATTGGTAGGCGTGATTTACCAAAACATGTACCTTGGGTTCTACCAGTCTGGTTCTACTAAAGCCGCATTGGTGATAATGCGCGGGGATTCTCCGCCTCTAATTAACCTTAGCGTAGCCGCTCAAGCAGTGTTTGTGGCTCGATCAACTGCAACTGTTTACTACGTTGACCCTAACGATAACTTGCTATACACACTGGATGGCGACACGGTAAACAACATGTTTTACCAATGGCAGTCTAAGAAGTTCATTCTGCCTGAGCCTACTAACTTTGCCGTAATGAAAGCCCAAGTTGACTGGGATGCGATCAATAGCGTAGCGGCTTACAACGCCGTTGTTGCTCAAATTATTGCGGCTAACCAAGCATACTGGGCTACCGGAGCCACTCGTTTTAGTACGGTCAACCGCGTTCCTCTCAATGGCATACGCCTCAATGGTAGCGTTTTAGAGCCAATTCCTACTACGCAAGATGTTAGAAACGTCCAGATTCTTTTGTTTGCTAACGGCGTTCAGGTGTATTCCACTGGTGTAACTAGCCAAGAACCGATCCGCTTACCCGCTGGCGGCAAAGAATACCTATGGGAAATTAAAATTACAGGTAACGTCGGCTTGCGTGAATTTGCTATGGCCAACGCTGTTGGGGAGTTACGTAACTCATGAGAAAACCAGCTATTCCCGGTACAGCGTCCCTTCCACTAGACATGGCGCAGATCATTGAACCACTAAAACAAAACGTGGAGTTGATTACTGGTGCTCGTCCGGGGTCTACTGAACTGTCGCCGCTAGCCACAACAGCCACACTAGCACAAGTAATAACGCAGGTAAATTTAATTCTTTCAAGAATTAACCGCTCAGGTTAAACTATAGACATGAAGTCTATGGTATATGGTCAGGACGCTCGAGTCCGCTCATGGGTATCGGAACGAATGGGTGAAGAACTTGGGGACTCTGACGTAGCTATAGGTATAGAAGAAAACGGTCAGTTAATTGCTGGAGTTGTCTACAATATGTTTACAAAGGCTTCGGTCTCAATGCATGTTGCAGCAGAACCGGGCAAACGATGGACTACCAAAGAATTTATGTTCCGCTTTTTTGCTTACCCGTTCTTGCAGCTTAACTGCAACAGAGTCACAGGACTTGTTCGGGCTAGTAACATGGCGGCAAGAAAATTTGATGAGCATGTGGGGTTCATCCAAGAAGGTGTGATCCGACAAGCGTTTGAGGACGGCGAAGATGCTATCCTATACGGAATGCTCAAATCTGAATGCAAGTGGATTAGGAGTTAACTATGGGTAAATCGACGTACAACGCACCGGCCGCTGACCCGAATATCGGTATTGCACAAAAACAATTAGCTGACTTGGCTACCAAGCAGTGGGATATGTTCAATAAAGACATCTATCCAGAGATGCTTAGACAATCTCAGTCACAAGAGAAGCGTGCACAAGATCAATACGATTTAACTTCCAGCATTGCTAAACAGCAACAACAATACGCAACTCAAGACCGTGCCAGATATGAGGCCGGGGGTATTCCAGCGATGGAAAAACTTAAAGCCGATGCTGACCAGTACAACACTGAAGCCTATCAAGAACAGCTTGCCCAAGGTGCTACTGCTGACATTACTTCGGCTATGCAGCAGCAAAGACAACAACAGGCTATGCGCCAGCAGGCTTATGGTATTGATCCAACGTCTGGCGTATCCCAGATGTCTAGTGGACAAACTAGTGCTGGTGAAGCACTGATGCGTGCGCAAGCCGCTAATCAAACACGTCAAGCTGCTAAAGATGTGGGCCTACAAAAACAAGCCAACGTATACAACATGTATGCCGGACTCCCAGCGCAAGGTAATGCTAGTACTGGTATTGCTCTAGGCGCATCTGGTCAAGGTCTTGCTGGTGGTCAAGCTGCTCTTAGTAACTACGGTGCTACAAGCGGGTCGCTTAATTCTGCGGCACAAACTGCTATGGGTGGTTGGAACAGCGTTGGCCAAATTGGGGTTGGTAAGTACAACGCTGATGTCAATGCTGCTACTGCTGCAGCTAATGCTTCTAATGCAAGTGCTGCTGGACTTGGTTCCGCTCTTGGTACTGGCGCTGCTTTGTATTTAAAAGCATCTGATATCCGCATCAAGCAAGATATCCAACCAATTGGCAGATTGAATAACGGTTTGCCGTTCTACGCATATCAGTACAAACCAGAGTACCGCGACACATGGGGCCACGGGCCACAGATTGGTGTGATGGCTCATGAAGTTGAGCATATCCCCGGCGCAGTTTCTATCCATGCTGACGGGTACAAACTCGTCGACTACTCAAAGGTGATGAATCATGGGATTTAATTTCGGAGCCTTCGCTGGCGGCGCTGCTACTTCAGGTATGAATACATACCAGATGTTGGAATCTATTGAGTCACAAAAAAAACGTGATGCTTTACTTGAGCTTCAAATGCAAGAGATGAAGCAAAACATGGAAGACCGATCGGCTATTAAGGGGCTTGCTAAAGATACATACGGTAAAGTAGGCCAAGAAGACTTAACTGCTCCATTAGCACAGACTACTGGTATTGGCCCACAACAAGCGGCAATGTTAAATACAGGGTCAGGTGATGCAAATTTTGATGCATACGATCGCCAACAACAAGCGCAAACGTTGCGTAGTAATACTGAGTATCAAAACAGACCTGATGTGCAAGCACGTTTGGCTCAAGGGTCTCAGGCTGGGCTTCCTACAACTGAAGAACAACGCACTGCATTAGCACCAACTTTAAGTAAATACACTGAAGAACAAGCACAGAAAGATTATGCTAATCGCCTTAAAGGGATTGATTTTGAAAAAGGGCTTTCTGCTGAAAAAGGTTTGATGGATGTAAAGAAGAGTGGCATTGAACTTAAACGATTACAAGCCGAAGACGATTTTGCTACATGGCATCAAACCCAACAGAAAAAAATTGACGCTGACCCCGTTGGTTGGATGAAAGAAAACTTATCGGCTTATAACAATGCCAAGAAAGGGTCACACCTTGACGATGGCAAGACTGCTGAAGTTGTTCCATCTGCTGACGGCAAAACATTTTCTTTTGTACAAAAAGACTCCAAGGGTAAAATTGTTGGTAGCACCCCTATCGACCGTAGTTCAGCTGCTGAAGCACTTCAACATATGGCTTTTGATAAGTATTCTGCGTTGCCCGGCAAATACATGGAAGCCCGCAAACAATATACTACTGAGCGCGGTGTGGCTGTCCAAGAAAACGAATTGGCTGCTAAATTGAAAGTTGATTTGTTTGGTGCTCAAGCTTCTCAAGCCAAGGGTGCTGCTAACGCTTCTAATGCACATGCTGCCGTCTACGGTAACATGCTTAAATTGGCTAAAGACAATGCTGAAGCTGGCGCAGCCATGAAGCCGTTTATTGAAGAATTCAAAATGCTTACACCAGAAGAGCAAGCTGGCACAAAAGGCCAATCGTTGCTTACTCAAGCTGCTACTGCTGCCGCTCGTAAGACTGGGGACATTACTGGGATCATTAACTCACTCAAGAAACCAGACGCTGATACCAAAATTACTGTTAACCCTGATGGCACAGTTACTCAAGGTGGTGCGTTGTATGTACCTGATCCTAATAAACCCGGTGCGTATAAACCTGCTACTGGTATAGGCCCTTCAAGCCTTGATAAAGCAATCGCTGCGAAGCTTGCAGCCGACAAGAATAAATCTACCCCTGAAGCTAATCCAGAAAAACCAACTTCTGCTTTACCAACAAAGAAAACGGCAACTCCAGACTTTAGTGTTAAAGGTGGGCGAGGTATATTTACTGTTAGTGGGTTACCATCTACTTACAAAACTAAAGCTGATGCAGAAAAAGCAGCACAAGAGGCGCAAAAGAAACGGCGAGAGGCTGAAGTCTCTTCCGCACTTGAACGAGATTAACTAGGCGTATTGCATGGCCACACTAGATCAACTACGTGCGTTATTTCCAGATGCAGAGTCAGACGCTGATTTAATTCGCAGAGCCTCCAAAGACTTTGGAATTGACCCAGCAGAAATTTCGTCTGAGGTTGGGTATAAGGTCCCAAAGGGCGGACTGACTTCACAACAATTCTCGTCGTCTATTGACCGCTACCAAGCAGGACTTTACGGTGTAGGAGAGGAAGTAGCCAAGGGTGTTGGCCTTACTGGTGTCAGTAAATACCTACGGGGTAATAGACAAGAAAACGAACTGCAGGCAGATATTGCTGCGGAACGCGCTCGTGAGCTTGGTGCTGTCGATGAGTGGAAGAATGTCCACGGGGTTGGTGACTTTGGTAGTTACGCCAAGAATCTGGCTATTCAATCTGTACCTTATGCCGCAGAAGCTTTAGTTGGCGGACTTGCCGCCCGTGGTGCTATGACGGGAACTCGTGCAGCCCTTTCTGCTGCGGAACTTGCTGGTGATACTGCGGCTGTTGCCAAAGCCAAACGCGCTCTTAATATTGGTTCTGAGGTTGGCGGTGTTGCTGCTTCGTATCCATCGGCTGTTGGTGATGTACTAAGTAACCAAAGAGAACAATCTGGCGAAACTCGTGGTGGCGTAGCCGCAGCCCTAGCCGTCCCATACGCTGCCTTAAATGCAGTTGGTGTGGAAAGCGCATTGATGCGCGGTAACTTATTTAAAAATTCAGTCAACCTTCTTGATAAAGGAACTGGGCTCAAAGGTGCTGCTGCTCGTACTGCAGCTACTGCCACTGGCGTTGGTTTAAAAGAAGGCGCGTCTGAAACTGGCCAAGAAATGCTTAATCAAATTGGCCGCATGTCGGTTGATAAAAACGAGCAATTTTTTAGTGATGCTGCCCAAGAACGTTTTAAAGAATCTTTCATTGGCGGCGCTACGCTAGGCGGTGTTGCTGGCGGAGCCCTTGGCGGATGGCGTCGTTCTGGAAACGATGTGTCTCAGGCTATTGCTAGTGATGACCAATCTAAACCACCATTAACAACACAACAGTTCACTCCACCTGCGCCATTGCCGCCTGCGCCGTCTGCTGGGATTATGGCTGGACTAACTGGCCGTGGTGCTGATCCCTTGGCTGGGCGCTCTAAACTTATTGGTGGTGAATTACCTCCGGCAGTTACTGGTGGGTCAACAGATATTGCAGTTGCTCAGCAACAAGCACAGGCTGAGTCTCAAAAGATTCAGCAAGCACAAGCACAACAAGCAGCCCGCGAACAAGCCATGCAAGATTTTGGTATTACTACTGATCCTGCAGCAAAGCAAGGGCAGTTCTTAGGTAAGCCACTTTTTGGCCCAAGTGTTAATGCTGTAGCTGATGCGGTTGTTCCTCTAGACAAAGCGATGGAGCCACACCAGCGCGACATTACTAAAGCTATTATTCAAGCCAACTCTGAAACAGGAAATAAACTTGTCAGCTTTACTTTTAATGCTAATAATCCACAAGCATCTGTTCAAAAGGGTTTTGAAGCGGTAGCTAAAACGGCTAACAAATTTCAAATTGCGCACGTGCAATCGGTGGAAGAAGCCGCAGCAATCCTTGATGAGCAATCTAAAACTGCCAAGAAGAATGAACTTGAGCAGATTAACGCAATTCACCAAGCCTTAACGGGTGAGGATACTTCTGGCTATATAGCCAGCCAACAATCCGAAGTAGCTAAAGGAGCTAAAAATGGAAAACTACAACTGCAAAACAACGCCGGGGTTCGAAAAGTACCAGTCCAAGGCGGAGCAAGAGAAACAAGCAATGGAGGAAATGGGCCTGTACGACCCGCTCAAGTTCAACCCATCGGAACAGCAGGTCTCGGAGAGGGATCGCTTGGTCTCCAAACTGGACAGTTATCAGCAGAAGGAGTACGGGCAGGAGCCAATGGCAGCGCCGTTGCCAATGATGTTGGTCAGCCCACGCAGAACGCGCAAGTAAGCGGAGCACAAAATGCAACCACCCAAGGAACCACTGGTCAACAGCAAGCAGCTGTTTCAAGTACCGCCCAAAACGCCACAGAACGACAAGCTAATGAATATACTGGGGCAATTCCTTCAGAGTTACAAGCTCAGTCAGACGAAGAGCAACGGGTCCAAGAGGTCCCCAATCTAATACGCAATGCGTTGCGGATGATCTATAAGTCAGATCGCAAAGTTGAACTTCTACTGTATCTTACCGAAGAGGGTAATCGTGGTAACTATGGTGAACTGGCTAAAGAGTACGGCGTAACTGAACAGTACGTCAAAGAACTAGCGTCTGATGCTATTACAGACAAGGGTGAAACGCATCCTCGTTTTATTACAAAGAACCTCGACAAGTTTTTAGAAGCGGTTAACTACCAAGCCGAAACAATGAACGTCAGTTTATTGGAAGCATTGGATGGGCTTGAGACTATTCGTGAAGCCTATGCAGAAAATGCAACTAATGGGGCTCTGGGTACAACAGTAGATGAGGGCGACCTTATCAACACTGGCATGGAAATCCAGAATGTTAAAGAGCGTGTCGATAACCAAGGTAAGGGTACCGGAAAAATAGACCGGACCAACGTATCTGATTTGGCCGAAGAAGGCAATAAGATGGAAGCCTTGATGCAGCAATACTTGGACTTGTCCAATGAGCTGGAGGCTGCCAACGAAGCCAATGACGGGCGTGTAGAAGATTTAGAAAAGCAAGTAGCAGAACTAACTGCAAAAATTGCTGACGCTGAGAAGAAAGAAAAAGCTCGCGTCCGCGCAACAGCTGGTAAACAAGCACCAAAGGAAACTGAAAATGCCGTTCAAGTCGAAAGCACAGATGAGGGAAATGTTCGCCAACCAGCCGGAAGTGGCGAAGAAGTGGGCAAAGCTAACGCCAAACCCAAAAAGCTTGCCGGAGCACGTAGGGTCAAAGTCGAAGCCAAGCCAGTCGAAGAAGTCAAGCAAGAAGTAAAAACACCTGAAGAACAGTGGATGGCTTTGGCTGATCAGTTCCCCGGTATGCCTCCATATGAAGGACTAACCAAAGATGAAAAAATTAGATGGGATGATGTCGCGTCTCGTGGCGTGGCTAATCTTGCGGCTGCCAATCGGGTGCTTACGACTACTGTCAAAGCGGGGACCACTGAAACACCAAGCATTACTGGAGATGCTAAGACGCTAGCACCTGAGGTAGAAAAACTTACCGAAGGTCAGGCTACTCGATTAGAACAACACTATGGTGCCAAGCGTGGCACTGATGATTTCTTTAGCAAACTAGGCGAAGATGTAGTTGCTTACGCCAGCAAAGGTGCTGAAGCAGTTTCTGCTGCTATTCGTGACATTATTCGAGTGGTGGCTCAAGGTGTACTAGCTGCTGCCATAGTGGTTAACCCTACGTTAGCCAAAGTAAATTTCCAGTTCAACTTACCTCGTGTAGTTTCACAAACTACTGAAGTCAGGGCTGCGGTGCCGGATGTTGCTAAAGCCAAGATGTCTGAGGCTGCACAAGTTACTTACTCCGCCGTAGCACCCATTGCTAAGCAAGCCAACAAAGCTTTCATGATTGTTGACAAAGTCAATGCTCAGCTACATGTATTCCATGCAGATGGAAACCCTATTTTGCAAGCCCCGTCTTTGTTGGGCGGTGATGTAGGTGATACGTTACAAGGCGGTAAAAAGATTACCCCCGCTGGAAAATTTACTTTAAAGTTTACGGCTGACCCAGAATACTATGGCGGTTTCCGGTACGACCTTGCTGAAACCCGACAAGTCGATGGCATTATTGCTATACACGCTGTATATACAGGCGAGGCTTCTGAAAAACGACCAGAACGATTAGCTACTCCGACGCCAACAGATAACCGCATTAGTTGGGGTTGTATTAACGTCAGCAATAAAAATATGGTGGATACCCTTATCCCCGCTAAAAATGAACTTAATGGTTCATTGATGTTTGTTATGCCGGAGAACAATGAAGGTATTGCTCAGCTATTCCCTGCAATGACTCAAACGATTGAGACAACCGAAGGTAGTGTTACAGGTAAAGCTGAGACTCGTTCTGTTGTGGCCAAAGAGGAAGAGCGTTTAGCCAGTAAGTCAAAGTCTTTCTATGCTGTAGAAGATTTAGCTGCTGATTTTGACGGTGTTGAAGCCGCCAATAAACAACTAGAAGACATGGGGATTGGCCATGCAATGGATTATGTGTCTGACTGGGAAACCATCAATGACCCTGCTGAAGATGCTATCAACGGCGAAATCGTATCTCAGGGCGGTCGGTACAAAGTTGTACTAAACCAAGCCAAATTGACATCGTCAGATCACGCAATAGAAACTGTTACCCATGAGGTCGGTCATGCTGTAGATATGGCACCTCATGGCGGTATTTACTCTGGCCAACCTGAGATGAGTGTTGTGGTTAAGGACGGTAAGATTACTCCAGTGGGTGTAGTTGCCCGTGAGATGTACAACCTATACAACACAAACGCTGGATGGAATGACTACCTTGAGTATCCATTTAACACTTCAAAGTTTAAAGAGATAGATAACCATGTAGTGGTTGAAGGTGAATTGTTTGCCCAGTTATTTAGTGTCTATGTAAATCCAAAGGGACGAGCTAAACTTGAAAAGGTAGCCCCCCAAACAGCCGCATTCATGGCAGAGGTAATTAAACATGTCCAGTCTACAAAATCGCTTCAAATCCAAACAGCAGCAACTTCTGCGCAAAGAACCCTCGCGTTCAGAAATCGTAACACCAGCGCGGGCGGTCAAGCCCGTATCAATCCTATTCAAAGACGAAGAGAAACAGAGCGCCTTGCCAGTCGAAGCGCGTCCTTCTCCGAAGGGCTAGACAACTACTTACCTCCAGCGGCAGCTAGACCTGCCAAGTCTGTAGTTACAAATATTATTACTGCGGCCCGAAATGGTCTGCTTAGCGCAGCTATTACTGAAGATGTGGTCAACATGGCTGGCAAGTACATGCGCTCGGCTAAAGACTATCTTGATGCCCAGTATGCCCGTCAGAAGACACGCCTTGAATTTGAGATGCGCATCGAGCGTATCTTGGAAAACTTCGACAAACTGCCTAAGAACTTGCAAGGCACTGGCGCAGACAGCGTTAATAGGTACATTCTTGACTCCACCATGAAACGCAAATGGGGCTACTACCCCGGCGAAGATCGTGTTGGTACTGAACTGTTTGAAGCTGACCAAGACTTAGCTGCAAGGTTCGATGCGTTCCCTGATGATGCCCAGCAAATAATCAAAGATGTGTTTGATCACGGGTATACCGCGCTTGAGTTAAAGAAGAATGCTGTGTCCAAAGCAGTGGAGCGTGAGTTTGCTGAGCGTGAACGTGCTGCTATTGGTGATGCAGATGCCCTAGAGCAACTGCAAAAAGAACGCAAAGAGATGGTGTCTAGACTGACTAGATTGCAGAACATCGACTTTACTGTGCCTTACGCATACCTTGGACGTTATGGGGACTATATCGTTGTAGCCAAGTCCAAAGAGTTCAAGCACTGGGAAGAGCGCGCTAAGTTAAATGACTTCGACGTTAAGCGTGCCAAAGCATGGTTGGATGATCACGTATCTAGTCCTGATCACTATGTTGTACAGTTTGCTGAAACCCAAGGAGAGGCTGACCAGCTAGCGTCTGAGCTAATTGCTACTGGTAAGTTTGATATGGACGGCACCGAGGCCGGGCCAAAAGAAGCTGCAGCTTCCTATATTGGGGATGACTTACACCTTGCTGTTTCCCGTGCACGTAACCTTGCCAACCGCCAAAAGGGTGAAGGCTCTGAAGAACTAGATAAATTGCTCGGTGACTTGTACTTGATGACTGCGGCTGAGAACAGTGCGCGTAAGTCTGAGATTGCCCGTAAGTATGTCTATGGTGCTAATGAGAACATGATGCGTAACTTGGCCACTAGCGGCCGGGCTGATGCTCACTTCTTGTCCACGATGGAGCACAACGACGAAATCACTGGGTCGCTTGAGAAAATGCGGGAAGAAGCCCGTCGTAACTACAAAGAGGCTATGCCTCTGTACAACGAGTTGTACACACGTCAATCCAACAGCATGGATTACAAGCAGCCTGCATTGTTGAGTCGTGCATTAACTCAGGCAACATCTTTGTGGTTCTTGTCCACTAGCCCTGCGTTCTACCTACAACAGATTCTCCAAACTGGGGTGTTGTCTTTACCCTACATGGCTGGGCGACTTGGGTACTTCCGTTCTGCCCGTGCGATCAAAGCTGCTTACAGTGACATAGGTGCATTAGTAAAAGGTCTTGGAGTTACTGACCATGTTGACTTTAGCAAGGCTCCGGCGGATGTACGCGGTATGCTCCAAACCCTAGTGGGTATGGGCAAGATTGATATTAGTATTGATTCAGATGCCAAAGCCCGTGCCGGAGAGCAAGGCACACTAGGTAAGGTAGTGCGCAAACTCCAAGGTGTGAACAACCGCATTGAGACAATCAACCGCGCAACAGCTGCCATCGCAGCCTACCGTGGCTACCTCCAACGCTATGGCGCTAACAATACAGAGGCGGCTACTAAGTTTGCTGCTGAAGTTGTCTCTAACTCGCATGGTTCTTACGACGGATTTAATACCCCACGTGTGTTGTCTTCTGACGTAGGTCGTGTGGTTGGTCAGTTCAAGCGCTTCCAAATTATCCAGTTATCCATGCTGGCCAAGCTCATCCACACATCATTCAAAGGTGCGTCAGCTGAGGAGAAAATGGTTGCTCGTCGCGCACTGTCTTTCATTACAGGGCACATGGCAGTATTGGGTGGCGCTCTTGGGGTTCCGTTTGTTATGCAAATAGGAAACCTATTGGTTAAGTTATTCGGCGACGAAGATGAACCGGATGACCTTGAGTACAAATTGCGCCAAGCCATTGGTGATAAAACGCTTGCAGACTTGCTATTGAACGGCGTACCTGCAGCTATGGGTGTAAACCTCAGTGGCAAACTCGGTATGGGTAACGTCGCATCTATTCTGCCATTTACTGACGTTGACTTGAGTAGCCGTTCAGGCTACGAAAAAGTTATGGTTGGAATGATGGGCCCATTCTTTGGTGGTTTAGCCCCCAAGTTCATTGATGGCGCTGGCATGATTGGCAAGGGTGAATACTACAAAGGTCTGGAGTTGTTAATGCCCAACGGTATCGGCAATGCGATGAAGGGCGTGCGCTACGCAAACGAAGGTATTACTATGCGTAACGGTGATGTGGTTATGAAACCCGAAGATATCAGCATAGTGGACGCTGCGTTCCAAGCTGTTGGGTTACCCACGACGGCTATTACAAACCGCCAATATACTCAGAATGTTAAGGCTGAGTTTGATAAGTTCTATGCCGACAAAGCGACAGAGATTAAAGGTGCGTATGTAGACGCAAGCCGCGACGGAGATTCAGGTGCTATGGCTGATGCCCGTAAAGATTGGGAAGACTTACAAGCATCTCGTCGCAAGAATGGGTATAAAATTCAGCCAATGTCTGAACTGTTTATGGCTGTCTCGGCGGCAGGTAAGCGCCAGCGTTCTGTGGTCAATGGAGTAGAAACTTCAAAGTCCAACAAACAATTTGTTGCAAATATTATTTAGGAGTAAACCATGAGTGATCCAGTAGGCATAAAGTCAGCACATACCAGTACCTCTGGTACTACATTATTTACAGGCCCTTTTTACTTAAAAAGTATTAACTGCCTTGGTACTTTAACAGCAGGAACGCTTACTTTTAAAGATGGTGGTTCAGGCGGAACTTCGTCAATAATTATTGATGTCCCCGGAAATGCAAATAATATTAGTAACGTGATTATTCCCGGCCCCGGCGTTTTGTTTGAAACAGATTGTTATGTCACATTTCCTGCTGGTTACAACGTAACTATTTTTTACGGGAAATAAACATGGCTAAATCACCAGCATGGCAACGCAAGGAAGGCCAGAACCCCAACGGCGGCTTGAACGCCAAGGGGCGAGCATCTGCCAAGAAAGAAGGGCACAACTTGAAACCGCCGCAACCAGAAGGCGGATCAAGAAAAGACTCATTCTGTGCTCGCATGGAAGGGATGAAGAAGAAGTTGACGTCCGAAAAAACAGCGAAAGACCCGAACTCTAGGATTAACAAAAGCCTACGGGCATGGAAGTGCTGATATGTCAGACGCCATTGAAACCGCTCGTGAGTTAGCCACGCATGCCGCAGATATTAAACATCTGCAAGAAGACATGGACAGGCTTGTCTCTGACATAGACGACATTAAAAAGACTCTTCAATCAATTAACAACACATTGTCTGAAGCCAAGGGCGGTTGGAAAGTATTGATGATGTTTGGTGGCGCTGGCGGTGTTATTGGTGCGATCATTACTCAAATAGTCCATAATTTTTCTAACTGGGGTAAATAAAAAGCCCCCCGATTTTTACGTCGGGGGGTAACCCTCATCTAGAGAAAAGACCAGTGTTGGCTTCACTGGCCAACGGATGATACCGCAGCTTCTTCCATATTTACAATAGCTGGGCCACTAGTTTTTTCTGCTGTGCCTTCCATAGCGGCAAAGTCAAAACAATAACAAGCGCATGCGCCAGTTGAGTGCGCAGTGCCCCGCCCAATGTTGAACCGATCCGGTGCCTTGACAAGCCACTTCTGCTCTTTGGCAAAGTTAATAACTTCCTTTGGCTCCATACGGTTCTTGGAACACCAGTCGATAAACTCCTTCTTGGCGATAAATAATTTACCAACCATTTTGGGATCAAGCGTCTCGCCTTTGTTCTTGTTGGGAGAGCCTAGTATGCGTCGTCCAGCCGCCACGCCCATGATGCGGGATAAAGACTCTTCAGGGCCACGAGCATCAGTGCGTACGTCACGATAGCCAACAGTAACTATGATACGGCCAGACAACTCACGCACCATTCTATTGATGGCTTCTGCAGGGTCAGTCATGTTGCCCTTAGATACTGCGGCAGTTAGGTCAGTCATCAGACGCACAGTAAAGTCTTCTAGCAAGTTGTAGTCAAAATCCACGATGCTTAGGTCATTCAAGATACGTGCCGCTACCAAAGTACAAGTTGCATGACTACGGAAGAAACGATATTCAGACTGCGGCATCAAGCGGCTCATCTTGTTCTCTATCTTGGCGTATAGATCAGCAACTTGCGGTTGGTGGGTAACAATGTACTTAACAAACTCATGCCCAGCATTGCCCATGTTCTCGCGCATCGTGTCGATAGCATTGGATACTTCCACTGCGGGGTCAATGATTGGCACGTTATAAGACGCAAAGTTGATCCCGATCATCCTCACAGCTTCTGCCTGTGTATTGGCGTTGTGTGATGCGAGCTTGGCGTGCATGTCTTCGTTAGCAGTTAAACCAACCACAGTCTTCCACGTGTGTTGCTCAGCAAAACCTACCTTGCCACCTGATGATGTAAGGCGTGCTCGGTCTGTGCCTTGTGACGTGGTGTAAGCCATTGAACTTACTTCGGCTGGGTCCATGTCCGTCATCTCATCAAACACAACTGGTATGTTCTTGTGGGCACCCACGATAGCCCAACGAGCGTTACGGGTCGCACCTTCTTTGCCAGCAAAGATCATCTTGTTAGCATCACAGATACCGTATAGCGCAGCGCGCCACACAGAAGTTTTACCCTTACCAGATGCACCTGAGTTAACAGCCACTAACGCGCCGTTGTAACTGTCTTCTCCGAATGGCGTGATGAGGGAGCCGTACACATTGCAGAACACGTACTGGGCGGCTTGGCTGTTTTCGCGGTTGTATATGTAGTTGACGGCTTGACTATAAGCAGCAAGACTACCCCTAGGCTCAGGATAGGCGTTGCGATGATCAGCAGCAGCGCCACCAATAAAGACCTTGCGGATAGAACCATCTTGATGATATAGCCTGTCTCCAAGCAATACTCCACTCATGTTGTCGCGCCAGCCAAACGCAGTCAGGGTATCAGTCTCACGCTGTTCAGCCATTAGTTTACGGATAGAGTCGCGTATGTACGCGGTCATGTGCATCGTTGAATCCTTATTGTTAGAGGGCATAAGTTCATACTTGGACAGTGCTTTAAGCATATCGCCCGGTGAAGCTAGTGCCGCAGTGTCTACTTCAAAATCTCGTACCCGTTGGTCAGGTAAGTGCATACGGATAGTGAACGCAAATGACCCATCAGATTTCTTGATCCGTTGAATTGGATAGAACAATGTATGGCAAAACGTATAGGGCTGTAATACGCCATCTTTATCTTTAATAAACCGAAGCATGCGCTCTGATTTGTACTCATACCCCTCAGGCATTGGAGGCACAGTGGCTTCCAAGACTTCATCAGGCTTGGCTTCATTGACAACTTCTACTGTGGTTTCAGCGGGTTCAGGCAGTAGTCGTCCCAACACGATTGGTGACTTGATATTTCCCTTATGGGTGCATCCATCGCAGGCTGTCGGGTTACAGCCTTGAAAATATTCACAAGTAGCAGGGCCAGCGCTCCAAGTATCAAAGCGTGTTTTAGTATCTGTGTTGCTGTGCCCAGTAGCCGCACGATTTGCACTCCACTGTTCAGCAAGGTCGTAACCTTCAACACAATGTTTGATAATCCCAATAACACCGCGCCACGTTTCATAGTCGACGTCTCCTTGTGTGTCGCGCATTACGCGCATTTGACTGCAGTGGTTAGCCGCTTCGTCAGCAGAGGACTCTAGTTGAGGCCCAAGGTGAGCCGTTAAGTCATCATTTAAGTTAGCCGCTTGTGTAATACGTGCAGGTATTACGTTGTACTTGGCAACTGCAGCTTTGATTGCAGTATGGAATTCTTGCGGCGTGATAGGTGAACCATCGCGCACTACCTTTACTTGTCGTACGTCCCGCCCGGGTTTGCGGTTATGTGATCCAACTGGTCTAAGGACTGAAGATAAGTCAGCCGTGCGAGTAGGGTCAACCAACAGACCAGCGCCAGCCAAAGCAGCCTTAAAAGAAGCGGCGATAGTACGCCAACTGTTTGGTCCAATGGGCTGGGTAAGAGGCCAATAGCAATGGATACCTCCGCCACTATCCACAAGCATAGGATCAGGTAAGCTGTTACTCCGGCAAAACGAGATGATCGCTGTAGCCGCATCCTTCTTAGTCGCGTAACCCTTTCCTTCTTGCGCTTTGGTTTCTCCGCAGTCGATGTCTGCCCAAAAAGATTTGGCCTTGTACCAGTTTTGTTGGCCTCGGTATTTTTTCTTGAGTGCTCCATCAACTTCAACCTCAAAGTAGGGTTCTTTATATGCAGCGCATGCGTGGTAGACAGTTAAGTTAGTTTGATTATCGTATGAAGCAATGGCTTGTGCCATCGTCTCCAATGAGTCATATGCTTTGTGGGCAATGCCGGGGGTTCCAGCGCGACTTAGACCAACGTACTTATACCCATCTTCCGGCAAGATCGCCCGTAGGAAGCTGAGTGTGTCCATACTAGACCTTTTCGATAATTGATTTTCCTGCGACGTGCGCACCAATAGTGATTGTTCGGTCCATGTGGGCCATCACAACCTTTACTAATTCTTGTGCCTGTATAGGCGTGTCAGCTGCTTCAACAATGATGCGCCCAGCTAATTCTCCAAGTCCAAGGATGATCTCTCCGTGATTAAACCCTTTGTCGCTAAGAGCGAGGTTTGCTTCAATGACAACTCCGGCTACCTTTTGTTGATCGATTTGGTATGACATATTTTCTCCAGAAATAAAAAGCCCCGAAGGGCTAAAAGAGGTGGGTACTCGCTGCACTGCGTCCCTCTGTGCTATGGGCACAGCGACCTCAGCATCCGCTTTCCCCCAAATGCTTAGTCGTCGAAGTTCAGATCATCGAGGTTCAAGTCGGTCACTGCTATCTCAGGCTCTGCAACAACTGGTGCTGCTTTCGCTGCTGCTTTTGGTTTTGCCGCAGGCTTCTCAACAACTGGTGCTGACTTTGGTAGTTCAACAACTGGCAACTCATCGGGCGCTTCAAGTGCTTCCGTTTGGGCGGCGGCCATACCTTCAGAACCAAGGATCGCTTGGACTGTGTCTGACGCTACAACCTCTTGGAGTTGTGCATATGCCGCGTCACTTAATAAGCCTGTAGGCTTGAACGTCAGCTTAGGAGTTGGGGACTCCATATCAAAGCCAACTTTGGTGACGACCATATTGTATCCAACACCGCGCTTAGCCAACATCTTGCCGTACTCACCCAAGGACTTGATAGACGCAGGAGGAACACGCAATAGATAGGGATCGTTAATCAGATCAGGCGTAGCGATAGCCATTCTTACTGAATCCTGACAGGCTTTACCTTTACCGCCGTTGTCACCGATCTTGCTACCCCATTGGTTGTTAGGGCAGACAGCGCAGGACTTGGCTTGAGGTGTGGCAACAGATGGATCGGGACGATCGCCAAAGTTACTGAAACAGTCTGGCTTGGTAGCCTCTGTCCCCTCTTGGTAGCCTTTAGAGTAGAACACTTTTGATGTGCCCTTGTTGGCCTTGACTAAGACAACTTCAATAGACTGAACAGCCATTGTGTCGCCATCGACTTCTTTAGTCAGAACGGTACGGTCACCATCACGAACCACAGTAAAGTTTTTACCTTTAATGGACATAACAGGAAACCCACCAGACCCAGCGTGGGACGTTAAGTCATCGTTTGCAATGACGCGGTTAGGGGCTTTAAGGTAAGCAGGTAAACTGCTTGAATCGAAGGGGATGACATTACTCATCTTTAAGTTCTCCAGTGGTTAAGGGAATTACGATCTACGGACATTCACAGTACGTTCAGCACGGTAGTTGACACCGGGAGGTACGTCGTTGTGTTCCGCTTTGTATTGCTCTACGGCAATTTTAGAGACACGTTTTTCTAGCATGTGCCATGCATCGTTTGCTTTACAGAACGTCATAAAGACATCCGGATCGGCTATCGATGAAGTGGTACGAGTAGAAGTATAGGCTGTTCCAAACTCAGTCTTAACTGAATCCATACCAGCTTGGTCAAACGTTTTAAGTAAAGTTGATTCAATCTTGTCTAAGATGTCATCCAACTTAGCTACTTTGCCATCATATTCTGCTTTTATCTGAGATTTTTTATCTCGCAGTTCTATGTATTTGGCTACTAGTTCAGATAGTTTCATTTTTTCTCCGAGGGGGGATGAAGGTTATCATTAAATGGGCTCATGGCTATAGTGGTTTTCACTGATCAGTTTCAATTCCTTTCATTATTTCTAAGAGCGACCCTTGCAATTTTTGTTTTGCTTGCAGTCGTTGGTAAATACGGCGTTCAATATCTGACCCAGCGATGTGGGCGATAACTGTAGTCCGTGTCTGTCCGGGTCGGCGTACTCGAGCACATGCTTGTTCGTACACGTCGTTGCTATGTATGGGGGCATACCATATGATTGTTGTTGCGGCAGTCAATGTCAGACCATGTGACATAGTTACGGGGTTAGCCACGATCACACGAATACGATCTGTTTTTTGGAACTCGCCAAAGATTTCATCTCGCTCATGTTTAGAGGTTGCACCATGCACTGCCGCTACGTCCCACTCATCTTTGAGTTCATCGATTAGATTCTCAAGCACACCAGTCAATGGGACAAACACTAATACTTTGCCTTCTGATTCTGCGATCAGTTCTTTGAGTACGTCTATGCGAGGTTTGTTAGGGATGTGGATGTACTCGCCATCTTTACCATACGCCACACCGCAAGCGATCTGAACTAGTTTGTTAGCCTTGACCGCTTCGTTTACTGCTAGTACTTCGCCACCTTGGTATTCCATGATGAGTTTGTCTAGCATGTTCTTGTATGCTTCTTTCTGCTCCTTAGTCATCTCGACATCACGAGTTGTGAATGTCTGCTCAGGTAAGTCAATGCAGTCATCTAATGCAAAGCGTACCGCTGGTTGCATGATTTGTTTCACTATGTCCACGGCGTTACTTCGTGGCACCCACTTGAACTGCGTCAACTGTTTCATTACTAAGTCGCGGAACTTACCAAAGTATTTCGGCACATCAGGACTAGCGGGTACAACAATACGACATTGCGCCCATGCGTCTGTTGGTTCGTGTGGCGTGGGTGCGCCAGTTAAACCCCATACTCTGCGATGAGTTTGTTTGTTACATATGTTGTTTAGAATTTTCCACCGTTCGGTTCCCGCGTTACGGAACATAGCAATCTCATCTACGATGATCAAATCAATATCGTCACGCGATGCTAAGTCTTCTTCAATGGTCTTGATGCCATCCGTGTTGATGATGTAGAGGTCAGACTTTTGTGCCAATAACTTTTTACGTTTATCACGCGAGCCATACACAACGGTTGCATCTAGGTGTGGAAATGTTTTAAATATTTCGTCTGCCCATGTGCGTTCCATCGTGGATAGAGGGCACACAATCAATGCCTTCTTAATCATCTTGCAGTCACGCATGAAGTCAAACGCCCACAATGATGTAACTGTTTTACCAAGACCCATGCTATTTAAACAGAATGCTCTGTCGTGCATAGATAAGAAGTTAGCAGTCTCGATTTGCGCGGCAAATGGTTTGAAGCGCCCCGGCCACTTGTAGTAGTACTCCATAGGATCAGGTGGATTGAAACCAAGATTTCTAAGAACCTTAACCTCGTCTGGCCTATGTGGTACTGCTACCAGTGTGTCGCCTTCGTGTGTTACCAGTTTGGCGGTCGGGACTACTGTTGTTACTCTTGAGGGGTTGCGCAACTTTAGAATAATTGCGCGTTTATCTTTTCTAATTATCATATTTTCAGTTCGCTGATTGCTTTTGCAGCTTCGGTAATGTAAGGGTACATAGCAAGTAATCTGAGCTCCGTTGGGCACAATGACCCCGTAGGTTCCTCCAGACACATGTTTGCTCGGACCTTTTTCACGAAAGCGCTTCGGTATATGCTCCTTGCTTTAGAAGCGTTAACACCTAAGACCAGTCCAATTTCAGCAAACGTGCGACACTCGTCTCGAAGTTTTATAACAAGTTCGTCCCGCTGTTTGATTTCTTCACGTGTTATTAGCATGAAAGCCTCATTGCCGCGATTAACGCTGTTATTGATTCGTGGGTGAACTCGTCAATGTTCATAGAGTGAATAGAACTATTCCTACATATCCAAGAAAACTTTCTACTGTTGTCCTGCATATCCATGCTTAGTTCTACATGCACAATATTGTCAGGAGTCCGATAGCCAAATATTAAATAGACCCCTGTGTCGATCTCGCGTAGTACGTTACTTTCCGTACGCGCTGCCATTGTTTTTACGCCAGCCACGGTTAGTTTCTTTATCAACCACGCGTAGGTTGTTCTTTGAATTTGTTCCATTGCCGTCAAGCATTTGCTTATGGTCAACATCTTTGCCGTCTCCCTTTTTAACTTTGCCATCTTTCATTAACTCGGCGCGAGCTTGGTTGCGCATCTCACGCTTTTTCACTTGGTCTGGTTTAGCGTTGTACGCTTTGTCGTACGCTGCTTTAGTTGGTCCGCCTTTGTTCATTTAATGTCCTCCAAAAATTCAATAAGTTGATTTACATCATCGACCACGATTGAAATTCCACCGTGTTTCTCGATCTCTTTTAGCACCCGATCTTGGTTTGGCGTTGTGTTGTTTCGCTTTCCGGGAGCCTTGGTTTCAATAGCCAAGAATGTTCCGCCCCAACAACAAATGAAATCAGAGATTCCAACTACACCAAAACCATTTTGCATAGGCATGAAGTACCAAATACCTCTAGCCTTTAATTCTTTTTTGACCGCATCTTTAACTCTACCCTCAGGAGTCTGAGCCATTACTTCTTGCTCCGGTAAAACTCACAACTCTTTGCGGGACACCATCCATGACATAAGCCCGATGGACGGCAAGGCCAATTGTCTTTCTCGTAGGCCAACTCTAACTTGCGGACTCTTGGTAAGAACTCAAGCCATATCTCTGAAACTTGTTCTCTTGTAAATTCTTGCTTGTCAATCTTTTTATCTTTTAACCACACGAACCCTGTCGTTACGTAATCCACATCGGGGTACATTGCAAATGTATAACCCGCGTATAACATCAGTTGTTCCGTTGGTTTTCGCTTACCAGTCTTGTGGTCAAAGATAGCCGCTTTGTTTCCATTGATGATGACCAAGTCAGCGATACCTCTAGACCATGCGTTGTCCCAGTCAGCAGGTTGAAAGTTTTTGTCCACTGCCATTTTTATCTCGCAGTGTTTCTCTCCTGACAATCTAGCAAACTTACCTGCAATGTTTTCCCACTGAGTCATACCTTCAGGCAAAGGCGTACCATCTTTGATACGCAACTCCATCGCTTTATGAACACGCTCTCCCCATATCGTTGCTTCCGTTGGCGGTTCGGGGAAGTCTTTCTTCACCCTCACGTGGTAGAACTGTCTAGGGCACGTCTCGAACTTGTCGAGTTGTGAGTATGTCCAAGCGGGTATAGTCATAGAGGTTCCGCCCAAAGTGGTAAAACCACTAGGCTTAAGTTATTTTGCATCTGCGTAGTTTATACCAATCTCGCCTTCGCAAGACACAGGTAAATCGCTACACCATTTAGGTGGAGTAGACATCGTTTTGAGCATAAAGTCAAGTGCCCACTGGCCAGCCGCTTTAGGTACAACTGCAACTACTTCGTCGTGGACAGTCAGGGCTACCTTGTACCGAGAGTCGGCTTGTGGGTTGTCGTTTAGTCGCATCTCTTGGTCGATCTTTGCCATCTGATCAAACACCACAATACGTGCTAACCCTTGCACCACGTTCTCTACTACCTTACCACCGTATATCTTGACAGGACCGTAGCGACCTTCGTACTCATAGCCATCTGTAGACTTGCGTAGGTTAGGGTATCGGATCATCGTGCCGTTAGGTAGATGTATACCATCAGGTGTGCATTTAAGTGCTATACCTACACCGAACTCAGTCTCTAGTCCGCGAGACATCTGCACCAGTGCGTTGTTTGCATCCTTCCACAACTGGGCAATCATGGCGTACTTAGTGCGGTACAGATCAACCGCGCTCTTGGCTTCTGTAAGCGGCATGTCCACAGAGATACCGCCCATACCAACCTTGAGTGTGGCTTTGAACTTGTCAGCACCCATGCCGTACCCTAGACCAAGAATGCAGGTCTTACCAACAAAGCGTTCAACCTTGTCGGCTTTAGTCACTGGCTTGCTGTATACCTCAGAGGCAAACTTGGAATAGATGTCCTCGTTGTTGCGGAAGTTCTCAAGCAAATCGTCTTCACCAGCCAACCATGCAACGACACGCGCTTCGATCTGTGCTGAGTCAACTGCGATAAGGACATGCCCTTCAGGTGTAGTTATTGACCTACGCAAAGAACCTCCCCTCGGCAAGTTTTGCAGATTCATCTTGTCGCCACCAGACGCTCTACCAGTATGCGCTCCCCAGTAGTTAAGTAGGATCGGTAACAACCCGCGTTCAGCAATGCCAATGAAAGATTCTGTGCGGGTTTCTTCCAACGTAGACTTAATGCCAAGCCTCGCAGCAACGACGGCTTGCACTGCTGTATTTGGATGGTCGGCGAGAGCCTTGAACGCTTGATCTGTTTTGCCAAACGCATAGGCTTCCTTGTTAGTACGCAGACTTATTTTGGTAGGCGGTTCAACACCTAATTTCTTTAGAACTTCTGCAAACTTGGGGTTAGACATCAGCGCGTCACGTCCAATGGATGTATCAATACGCTCCATCAACTTGGCTTTGTTATCTTGCACCTTGAATAGATGATCGGTAAGTACCTTCTTATCTAACTGCAGTATGGGGTCGGTAAACATACGAACCATCAAGTCCTGTATATATAGCTCCTTTGGCGGATTCCACTGTTTGAGCACATGATATAACTCAAAGGTTAACTGCACATCATTACGGCAGTAGTCACCATAGCGAGCCAAATCTTCTGCAGTAAAGTCTTCGCGTCGTTTACCTAGGGCATTGACAACTTCAGTGCCTTTCTCGCCTGACAAGAACTTCTTAGCGAGTGCGGCTAATGATCCGCCAACTGTTTGCCCTGTGATTGGCCGCGCCATCGATAACGTGTCAAGGTAATACTTCGGGATAATCCCGTACCTCCAAGCAAGTATCGCCCCATCGAATACCGAGTTATGACATATAAGGTAGGACTGTTCAATGTTGAGGCTGTGAAGTTTTTGGGATATCTCTTTGTCTGTCCCTGTGACCCAGTAAGTTTGACCATCATTGATCTTGTACGCAAAGCCAATAACTTGAAATTGCCCGTCACGGATATAGTGTTCTGTCGTATATGTCTTAAGGCCATAGTCTTTACTATAGTAAGTCTCAAAGTCAAGCGTGATTAGGTTCATAGCAAAGCATCCTCGTACTCGTGATTTTTCATCTTAGTAAATTTTTGCTTTACTTTTTCTAACAACTTTGGGTCTACTCGCTCGAATGGATTCCAGTCGTTCGAGATTATTTTCGAGATGATTTCTTCTCTCTGCATCAATTGCCTCTTGCGGGACAACGATTTCTTGGGTTGTGAATCTGTGTTCATTAGCGCACTCTCTCCTTCTTGTATATCCAAATGTGGGCGATTCTCTTGTTGTGATTACTGATGTCCAAGTGTTACATACGGGGCACTTCATTCCACCTCCACCACTGCGTTTGTTTCAATCCATACCTTAGCACCACAAGACAATGGTTTGTCGGGTGAATACACAATCGAGCTGCTTCCATGTATCTTCACCCTGTTAGCGTATGTGTTGCTCTTGTATGTTTTGACTGTTAAGACTGGGTCTTGTTTGCCGCTCTTAGCGTTGGCTTTAATTACATGTTGGTTGACATGGATCAAAGTTTTCATTTGTCCTCCGATAGCATAAAGATTGCCACAGCAACGGTGACGACTATTGCACCACCACTACACAGTAGTAACGCTACCCATGCGATTGTTTCAAGCATTGTTTTTACTCCTTAGTTTGGCTTCTGCCCATTCAACAGCAAGCTCCCAAACTACCGCATCATTTGATGAGGTTGGCTTACTTGCTTCAATCTCTTCATCCGTCAGCCCTACCCAAGGTTTCTTGTAGTCTTGGATGTCATCATCTTCTTCTGCTTTTAATTCGTACTCTATTTCTATGCGTTTAGTCATCTTCTGTTTCTCCCCACATTGCTTCGTCAACTAACTGACGCTTTACTAACTCTAATACGCCAATCACAGTGGATGTGTACAGCGTCTCGTCATACTTGTGTATCACTTCAAGCAGTTCATCTACCAAACCGCCAGCGACTTTGCCTTGGTTAAGAATCATGTGTTCTTCTCCTTAAGGTCCGTCATAGCGGTCGTTTTGAACAAGTTAGGTCTGTTTTGT